AATGTTGATGGGTGCTGCATCTGGGGCAATTAAAACAGTTATTAAAAACATAGATGACTACGTACTTGAACCAATGGGTAAAGCTTACTTTGCCTGGAACAATCAGTTTGACTTTGATCCGACATTACTTGGAGATTTGGAAGTTAAACCTCAAGGTGTTTCATCTTTAATGGCTAAAGAAGTTAGGTCTCAACGGATGCTACAACTTATGCAGGTTGCTGGTGCAGATCAAGAAATGTCAATGAGACTTAATAAAGAGTATCTCACTAAGGAACTTGCAAAGTCTCTTGAACTTGACCCTACATTAGCTACTCTTTCTGAAGAAGAATATCAATTAAAAGTATCTTTAGGGGTTTATGCTCCTCAACAACAACAGTCTCCGATACCTCCAGGTATGGAAGGAAACATAGGGCCTCAGGCTCCTGCTATGCCTGGTGAGCAAGGATTTTCTGGTACTGAACAAACTCCAAATGAAGAACCTATGATGCCACCTATGCCTCCACAGGGAGGTCCTGTTCAGTGATTAAAACAGAAGAAGAAAAATTACTTAAACTTGTTGGTAAAGAATCTATGATTAAGTTTGAAAATTACTTAAAACTTAAAGCATCCAATAAAGTGATGAAGCTTGAAGGAATAACTCTAGAAGTTTTTTCTCAAAAACAGGGAGAGATAAAATCTTTGAGAGAAGTTTTATCGGATCTTAATTTCCTCATCAGGGGAGAAAAAGAAAATAAAAATAAAAAAAGAACTTGACAAGGTTAAACTTACGAGTATAACTAAATTCTAGGTGTATCCTTTAGGGTACTCTACAACCATCGGCCCCTAAGACAGGCTTCCCGAAAGGATAACAAAATGTCAGAAGAAAAAAAAGAAGATAGACAACTAGATAAAGACGAAGCAGAACTTGCAGAACTGATAAAAGCTCGTGCAGAAAAAGAAAAGGGTGAAGCTCCAGACCCTGAACTTAAAGAAGCAGAAGAGATCATGGCTGATCCTGAAGCATCTAAAGAAGATAAAAACTGGGCTAAAAGATATAGTGATACTAAGAGTGCCTGGTATAAAGAACGTAACACTAAAGATAAAGAACTAGAAAGATTACGTGAGGCTCTTAAAGAAGAAAAAGCAAAGAGTCCTGAAAGTATGCCTACTAACGAGGCAGACCTTCTTGAATGGCAAAAACAGTATCCTGATGTAGCAGGTGCTATTAGGGCAATTGCTACTGATATTGCAAAAGGAATGCAAGTAGACTTAGAAGCACAAGTTTCTAGCCTTGCAGAAAAAGATCAACAGTCCACCGCAGCTCTTACTAAAGAGAAGGTGGTCCAAGCACACCCAGATTTTGATTCACTTAACGGAGACAAGTCTTTCCATGAATGGGTTGAAAATCAAGATAGCTGGGTTGGTGATGTTCTTTATAAAGGACTGAACCCCAAGAGTATTATCCAAGCCATTAATCTTTACAAAATGGAGAATAATCTCCTAGAGATTGGCGAAGATAGTAAACAGTCAAATAAAAAGACTGCTAAACAAGACGAAGCTGATGCTGCCTCCTTGGTAGTAAAAGCTAAAGTCGAAACACCTCCGACTCCAAAAGGTAAACTTCTAGAGTCTGAGGTCCTTAATTGGACTGACGAAGAGTGGGTAGAGAATAAGCCCCTGTACGATAAGGCTAGACGTACTGGGAATCTTGTACTCGATGTAACTAACGCTGCTTAGGAACACACTCTTCACTTAACCATCCTTAGACTAAAGGCCCCTCTTTTTAGCCAAAGAGACTTCCCTGGAATCCAAGACGTTAAGGTGAATGAAGTCCCTCAACCAAAACATAATGCTAATAAAAGGAAATAAATATGGCATATGCAACTGCTGCAGGGTACGGCAATTTACCTAATGGTAACTGGTCCCCTCAAATCTACTCGAAGATGGTACAAATTGCATTCCGCAAAGAGTCCATCGTTCGTGACATCACCAACTCTGATTACACTGGTGAAATATCTGAATTTGGTGATACTGTAAAGATCATCAAAGAACCTAACATCGAAGTTTCAGCCTACGTTCGTGGACAGACTGTCCGTGCACAAGACTTAGACGATGATGAAATCATCCTTATTATTGACAAGGCTAACAAGTTTGCTTTCCGTGTTAATGATATTGAGAAGAAACAGTCTCACATTAACTGGGAACAACAAGCTACTGATCAAGCAGCCTACCGTATGCGTGATGCGTATGATAGTGAAATCTTGAGCTACATGGCTGGTTACCTAGGCACTGATGATGGTGAACTAGATCTTTCAGCTCACAAAATTGGTGCAGCTGGAGCACCTGTTGAAATTACAACTGGTGCAACACAAACCTCAACCCTCTTTACTCCTTTGGGTATTATCAATCGTTTTGAGCGTTTGCTTTCACAGCAAAATGTTCCTGACGAGGGGCGTTGGTTTGCTGCTGATCCAGTTTTCTTTGAAAAGCTTGGTGATGAAGACAGCAAGTTTATCAATAACGACACTGGTGAAAAGGGCGTTCTAACTAACGGTCGTGTTCATATCGGTAAAATTCGTGGCTTTGATATGTATCGTACTAACAACCTGCCTACAGTTGGTAATGGTCCTGCTGGTAACGCTACAAGTGATCATGGTGTGATCATGGCTGGACATAGTTCTGCCTGTGCTACAGCTGAACAGTTAAACACTGTTGAAACTCTACGAGATGGCGATGACTTTGCTGACTTAACTCGTGGTCTTCATTTATATGGTCGCAAGGTTCTTCGTTCTGAAGCTCTTGTCGGTGCATATTATCACTCAGCTTAATAGGAAAGGAATTATACTATGGCTAATATCGATCTAAAACAAGGCGGTGCAACTGCTGGTCTTGGGATGGCTGCAACAGCCGCACCAGGTATCGTATCTGTTAGAGTAACAGGTGCACAGGCTGCTGCTGCTAAGGGTTCTGCCCTTGCTGCTGCCGACATCATCTACGTAGCAGACATTCCTGCAGGTACAGTTGTTAGTGGTGCAACACTTAACGTGATCACTGCTGATACTGGTACCACTCTAACATTTGACCTCGGTGACGGTACTGCGGCTGATGAATGGGTAGATGGTGCTGATGGTACTTCTACTGGTTATGCTGCTCAGGGTACTAATGGTATCTTCGATCAGCGTAAGTTCTACTCTAGTGCTGACGTACTAGACTTGAAGATTGCTACAGCATCTTCTGCTAGTGATGACTGGGAAGTTGAGATTCTCTTTGAGATGGCTGACTATACTGGTAATCCACGAGCTAAGTCTGCTAAAGACGTAGCTTAATACTACTAAGGTTTTGGAGGTTGTACCTTAAACAACCTCACCTCATTTTATAAAGGAGCCTCCAATGGGAACTACTTTTCTAGAACTAACAAATAAAGTAATTAGAAAGCTGAATCAGGTAGAACTGACTTCGGCTAATTTTAGTTCTGCCACAGGTTTCCAGGCATTAGCTAAAGATTTAGTACAAGAGGCAATTGACGACATTAATCAGGCGGTAACGCAATGGCCCTTTAATCACAGTACTGGAACAATTACAACAGTTAGTGGTACTCAAACTTATTCTCTTGCTTCTGATAATAAAGTTACAGATTGGAAAACATTCTACCTTAACGAAGATGCCAGTCTTGAAGTATCTGCAAAACCTTTAAGCGTTATAGAATACCTTGAATGGCACAATAGACTAAGAGCCAATGATCAATTAGCGACAGCTGGATCAGTTAATTTACCCTCTCAAATATATCGTACTCGTGATTTAAAAATTGGAGTAACTCCTATTCCTGATAGAGCTTATACAATTACTTATGAGTACTGGAAAAACCCTGATCGTTTGTCTTCTGCAACTAGCACAACACTTATTCCAAAAGAGTATGACAGAGTTATTGTAGCTTTTGCAATGCAGGGTGCTTACGACTTTAGAGAAAACTACGAGATGGCTGCTAAAGAATATCAAAAATATAAAAAAGGTTTAGCAGACATGAAAAGAACTTTAGTTCCACAGGAAATTACTTATGCTTATGATACAAGAGCTCGTGCTAGAAGCCGCAGAGATGGTTGGTCTAAGTAATGGATAGGTGGGAAACCCTTTCAGTTACCCCTGAGGGTGGCATAGTTGAAAACCTTTCTCCTTTAGTACAGGGAGCAAGCTTGCCTGGATCTCTTATAGATGCACGTAACTTTGAACCTTCTCCTATTGGTGGGTATCGAAGAATAAAAGGCTATCAAAAATTTGATACTGCTGTTGTTCCTGGTGCAGGTAAGGTTGATGCAGTTTTTATGTTTCAAGATAAATGCCTGGCACTCCGTGACAAAAAATGGTACGTAAGTACAGGGTCTGGTTGGGGGTCTTCTCTTATAACACTGACTAATGCACCAGTAAGTGTTCAATCAACAAGGTATAATTGGAGTGGGACTGATAATATTATTATTGTAGATGGAGCTAATCCTCCTATACATTTTGACGGTTCAACTTTAACATCAATGATTGAACATGCTGTTGTAAATGGAGTAACGATTCACCAGACTACGGCAGATAATATTGTTGCAGCTACGGCAGTCCAAGAGTTTCATGAGCATATGTTCTTTTCAGTGGGACAAGCAATTAGATTTTCTGCTCCTAATGAAGAAGCAACTGTTACAGGTTCTTCTGGAAGTGGTGAAATTTTTACTGGTAGTAAAATAACAGGGTTGGCCCCCTGGAGGGAACAACTATTTCTTTTTTCATATGACCGTATTGGAACAATAGCAGGACAAAATAGTACAAACTTTCAGTATCAAAACGTAACTCACAAGATCGGTGTTATTGATCCTCGCACAATTCAAGAAATGGATGGGGATATTTATTATTTATCTTTTGATGGTATTAGAACTATTGGTGGTACAGTTAAGAATCAAGACTTTGAGCTGGGAAATGTTACTCGTAATATTCCAAGCACTGTTGAAAAGCTAGGCTTTAGAAACTCTAGTAAAGAAGTACATGCTACTTCTCTCAGAGATAAATCACAGTATAGATTATTTGTAGGTGATTCTACTAACGAAGACTCTGAAGGAGAAGGTCTACTTGGTGGAATAAGAATAAATAGCCAGGGCAATAGAAACTTAGAGTGGTTTAAGATTAGAGGAATTAATGCTTCTTGCTCAGACAGTTCCCAGTTTAATACTACTGAATACATAATTCATGGTGGGTTTGATGGATATGTGTATCAACAAGAAGAAAGCTCAGGGTTTAATGGAGAAAATATAAATGCTTTTATAAGATTTCCATACTGGACTATCTCTGACCCTGAGATGCAAAAAACATTATACACTGGTAAGTTTTACTTACAGGCATCAAGTGTAATTGAACCTTTTGTTGGATATACTTTTGATTACAATATAGATGGTATTATCCAACCTCCTGTTCAGTCAATTGGTACAGGGGAAGAAGGGTTTTTCTTTTACGGAGATCCTAATTCAGTTTATGATACTGCTACTTTTGGAGAATCTTTTCCTGTAAATGCAGATCTAAACTTAGTAGGTTCAGGAAATAATGTGTCGTTTTACTTTAGCAGTAATGACACAAGGACAGAGTGGACTGTCCAATCTATCACTATTGAATATAGCACAGACGGAAGAAGAGGATAAGACATGGCAGTGGGTTATACAAGGCAGTCCTCAGGGGACATTGCAACAGGCAATACTATTGAGGCATCACACTTAAATGATGAGTACAATAAACTAGAGGATGCTTTTAATGAAACAACAGGACACACTCATGATGGTACTGCAGGTGGTGGCACTCAAATACCTCTGGCTTCTGGCGTATCTGGTATTCTTCCTGTCGCCAATGGCGGTACTGCAGCTTCTAGTGCTTCTGCTGCAAGGACTTCTTTAGGTCTTGAAATTGGAAGTGACGTACAGGCATACACTTCTGTATTGGCTGGAACTACTGCTTCATTCCTTACAGCTCAAGAGACAAAAGTTAACTTTCTTACTGTAACTCAGGCTGTTAATTTAGACACTATGGAAAGTGATATAGCCACGAATAATGCTAAGACTGGTATTACTTCTGAACAAGCTTCAGCTATTGTTGCAAATACAGCAAAGACTGGTATTACTTCTGAACAGGCTTCAGCTATTGTTGCCAACACTGCTAAAGTAACTAATGCTACTCATACAGGTGATGTAACAGGTTCAACAGAACTTACAATTGCAAGCGGTGCTGTAGAGACAGGAATGATTGCGGACGATGCTGTAACTGAAGATAAGTTAGCTGATTCAATTAATGCTGCTATTGCTGCTAATACTGCTAAAGAAACTAATGTTGTGCAAACAACAATTACAGGTAACGCAGGTACTGCTACCACACTTGAAACTGCAAGAACTATTGCAGGTGTCCCATTTGATGGTTCTGCTAATATATCATTAAACAACAATGCTATAACTAATGGTGCAAACTACCTTTCTTCAGTTAATAATAGTAATTGGAGTGGTGCTGACTTGGCAGTTACTAATGGTGGCACAGGAGCAAGTGATGCAGCAACTGCAAGAACTAATTTAGGCGTTGGCTCAATGGGTGAAGATGCAAAAACTATTAGTACTTCTGCTGCAAGTGGTACTCCTGCTGATGGTGATGTATGGTTTAGGTACACTGCGTAATGGTTGCTGAAACAAAAGTAGGTGTTGGTGGTGTATGGAAAGATCTGGACTCTATCGAAGTAGGTGTTGGCGGTGTTTGGAAGACTGTTAGATCTGTAGAAGTTGGTGTTGGTGGTGTATGGAAAACAGTTTATGAAGAGGCAGCGGATCTGGTAGTAAGTATTCCTTCATCTCTAAGTTCTTCAGAGTATACGCCTGATGATGCTACAGTTACTATTACGCCTACTATTAGTGGTGGTACTGCTCCTTATAGTTATCAATGGGCTTTAGTAGGAAGTAACGAAGGCTTAATAAGTAATAGTTCTTTAACAGGTTCAAGTTTAACTTTAACTGTTACCGATAACGGTGCACCACAATTTTATAGTGAAACTTGGAAAGTTACTGTTACAGATAGTACTTCAACTCCAAAAGTAACAACAAGTGGTAATTGTGTAGTTGGTCTTCAAATTGAAGAATAGGAATTAAGTAATGAACTCTAAAGAAAAAAGTACATTTGAAAAACACGGACAGTCTATAATACAGGTTTTAATAGCTGCTTTATGTTTATGGATGGCAAACACCATTAACATTACTGCTACAAGTGTAGCTGTTTTAACAGAGCGAATGCAAGGCATTAAAGTACAGCTTGACTCTGTTCAGATGGGAGCTGAATCACGCTATACTAAAAATGATGCGATAAGGGATATAGAAATACTTAATAACAAGATAGATAGTCAAGCAGATAGAATTAAAGATCTAGAAAAAAAATCTTGACTTTTTCTTTAAAATATGCTATATCGACATTTAGGTATTTAGCACGGTACTACTAAAATAATTAGGAATATAAAGCATGGCTGTAAATACAGAATTTGAAAATAAAACTCAAACAACAGGCTCTCCCTCACCAAGACCTGAGGGCATGACTGATGAAATGTATAGAGATTCTAGAGTACCTCCTGTGCCTCCTACTATTCAAAGACAAAAAGCTATTGAGTCAAATAATGAAGGCGATAAAGACTACCAGATGGATGAAGAAGAAAAATTTACTTTTTCTCCTGAAGGTAGGGAAGAATTTCAAAAGTTTAGGGAGCAAGTAAATCCAGAAACAGGAGAGCCAAATTCTCTCTGGTATAATGAAGATGGAAGTCGAACTGACTACGCAGGTCAGTATGCTCCAAGTTTAAGTGAACAAAGAGAGCTAGCTGCTAGAAATGCAGGTGGTGCAGCTAACATCCCTGATCCTAATTCCCCTATTCCTGGTGGAACTTATAATGCTGATGGAACAAGTAACTACGGTAGTGATCCTATTGATCTAAGAAGATCGGACCAAATGGATGAGGGTGGCACTACTACAGAAGATACTACTACTACAGAAGATACTACTACAGAAGCTCCTGAACCTACAAAAAGAAAACTAGAAGAAGGAACAGAGTTTAAATTTACTAAGCAGGAGGTTGGAGAAGGAGAACTAGGAACTGCTGAAGATCTAGTTCTTGACGATCCAGTAAAGGTTAGTAAAGATAACTTAGAGATACTATCAGCTGAACTAAAAGACTTAGGAATACCTGATGTAAATTTAATAGACCCTCTTCCAGAATTAGAGGCAGTACTAGGTGAAATAACAGATGAAGATTTAATTAAAGAAGTTACTTCTGAGGTTACTGAAAGATATAAAGAAGCGGAAGCTGAAGCAAGAAGAACCATAACAAACTTTAAAGCTTTTGAAGGCAGCACTGTTAAAGAACAGTTTGCTATGCTTCAGGATGATTGGGTAGGTGTAGATGGTAAAAGTAAAATACCATTTTATGCAAGAGGTGCAATTACTGCTGCAAAGCAATCTATGGCAGCTAGGGGTATGGGTGCATCCTCAATGGCTTCTGTTGCAATAACACAGGCAGGGTTAGAGGCGATGATGCCTGTGGCTATGGCTGATGCACAGTTTATGCAAACACTATCAATCAAATCATTTGATTCACAGACTGCAATTGGTATGGCCAAGTTAGCCCATATCTCAATGCTTGATCAAAAAGATCTTGACTTTAAACAACAAAGGGCAGTTAATACTGCTAATAAATTCTTTCAAATGAATATGGATAATGTGTCTGCTGAAAGAACAGTAGAGGCAACTAATAATGCCAATGAGGTTCAAAAACTTTTTAGTGATGCTGCTGCTAAAAATGTAGCAACTAATCTTGGCTATACAACAGAAGCTGAAATGATTAAGTTTTATGATCAACTGGAATTTCAAGCTGCTGAAAGTACAGCTAGGTTGCTTCTTGATGCAGATAAATTTAATGCTGCAGCTGCAAATGCCAGAGATGAATTTAATGCTACGTTGAAAAAAGAAATTGAACGAGATAATATTAACTATCTTCGTACTATAAACACAGCTAATACTGCTGGAATTAATCAACAAAATTTAACTAACAGTCAAAAT